GGTCCAGCCTGCTAGCGCCCAGGTGTACAGTTTGGTCAGAGAGCCGGCGTAAATCTTCCAACTGCCATCGAGCGTGCGGGCGGCATAGAGCCCGCAAGCCCGATCGCCACCTGGCAGCGCAAAGGTCGTGAACGGCAACAGCGATGGAAACGGCAGATAGGAATTGACCCCGGCGAATACGTTTTCCACTTCGGAGGCAAATTTGGTATCGAGCAGCGCCACATCCGGCCGCCATTCGGAAAACTCGACCGGCGTTGGCTTCATGTTTTCTCTCGGATGCGTTTGATCGCCGCTTGCATGGTCGCGTACCTCTCGAGATCGTTGATGTGTGTGGTCACCACCTTGCCGTCGACTTTGCGCAAGCTGAAAGCGCCAGCCGCCGGTTGCAACAATCCGCGCATGGTCTGCGGAGTGTGAAAGATGACCGAAATCTCTTGACCGTCATCGAGCAAGCCGCGTTGCTTTTCCGACAATTCGATGTCGGCCAACTGATCGCCCTGGCTGTCGTGGATTTTCATCGGACGGCCCTCTAGAAATAGTCCGCTGTGCGCACTGTCTGGCTGGTGGCGCCGGTGGTCAGCGCGGAAAACTGGATGATCTCGGCAAACAGCTCGTCGCGGCGCGCTTTCTCCAGTTGTGCGGCTTCCATGTTGCGCTGCTTGACAAATAATTCAGCCATCACACCGGCGATGTAGACATCGGGGTGCGCCGTCAGCAGCCAATTGGTGGCGGCATCGGTGGCGCCGGTGATGGTCGGGATTTTCTGATAGTAATGGAATTCATAGGGATGGATGTCATCGGCGGGACGAATGCGCAACGTCGACCCTTCGATGGTGAACAGTTGCGGGATTGTGCTGGCGGGGACGGATTGCAGATAGGCTGGGTGAACATAGTCGAGCTCGTCGCACGGTGACTGCACGGTCGGGCGGATCGTGCGCCAGAGCAGATAGTCCGTCGGCAGCGCCACATCGCCGTTGAGGGTGGTCAACGGTATCATGGCCTCCATTGGCCGCACGCGCAGCCGGCGATTGGCGGCGGCCTCGAACAGTATGGTGTAGTCGGGATATTCAGGCGCAAAGCGGGTATGAAACAGCGTCGATGACAGCTTGGCTTTGAGCTCGCCGAAATTACTGATCGCCATATTTCACCCCGCACAAAGAAGGAGAGGGCAACGCGCGCCCCCTCCCGAAGTCAGGCGTTAACCCGCAGGCTTGACGAACGTGACGATGACGTAGGCATCGCCGGCGGTTGGCGTGCCGGTGATGTTGGCCCAGACGTCGGTGTCGGCTGTGAGCGGCATGACCAGCGCCGCCACCGGCATGGTATTCACGCTACCTGCCGTGAGTGCAATGCCGGCGGCAATATCGGTGCCGGCGGCCGTGGTGCCGATATTGAAGGTCGGCGTGGTTCCGACCAGCGCCGTTTCCACGTTGGTGTAAACACCGAGAATGGTGGTTCCCGCCGGCAGCGTGCCGATCTTTTGACTGAGCGTGGCGGGGCCACCAGCGGCCGCCGTGATGCGGCCGCCGAGAGCTTGCACGAACCCGACATAGCCGCTATCGCGCGCCGGCGTGCTTTGGTTGAGAGAGCTTACCATGGTGTTGTTCCTTTTTGAAAAAGAGGAAGACCAGCGCGCTACTAGCGCGCTGCTAGTCGGCGGCCGAGGCGAAGAAGCCGGTGGCGACGCCCCATTGCACTAGCCTGGTGCCGGCCTTGGGATGCTTCTTGAACATCTTGCTGATGCCATAGGCGGTTTCAATACCGACGCCTTTGATGAAGCCGTAGTCATCCTCTTGGCGGAACGTCGGCTTGGCCATCTGACCGATGGCGAACGCCGCCGCTTGCTGACCGCAGAGGAACACCGGCTCGACCTTGGCGCTGGCGGTGCCTGCAGTGAGCAGGGTGGTCCAGGCGTTTCTGGCGAACAGCGAGATCTCTGGCACCGCCCGCACGATCACGCCGTCGTAGAGTTGATCGCCATCTTGGAACAGCGGGTTATTGGGGGCGCCGTTATCGCCCATGGTTTCGCGCGGTCGCGCGTCCTTATTGACGACCTGCAGATCGAGCTTGAGGTCGCGGAACGTATTGATGCCGGCAAACGCCACATAATACTCATAACCTTTCTTGGTCATGAATGGCCGGATTTTCGGGATGGCGTTCATCGCCACCCGTTTCAACAGCGACAGGTTTGCGGCCGTGAACTTGTCCGCGGTGGTGTCGACGTTGAGCAGCGATGCAGCGTGATCGCCCGCCGCTGCGCTGGCGCCGGCCATGTTGGTGTTGTTGGACGTCGCCGCGCCGAACAGGATACGGTCGCGGTTATCGAACTGCCACTGGCTGCGTTGTATTGGCGTCGCCAGATCGTACTGAATGCCGTTGACGCGAACACCGGGCGCCGGCTGGAGCTCCGATGGCAACGCCATAAGTGCGGCGATGATCTCGTCGCGGTTGAGCTCCTTGATCCAGTCCGAAAGCAGAGGTTTTGCCTCACCGAAGGTATCGGCGCTATCCTTTTGCTGTTCCGACTTGGTGGTGACGACGGCGTTGCGCGCCCATTCGAGCCACACTCGCATGCCGTAGTCGTCAATCGCTTCTTCGTTGCCGACCAGGGTGCCGGTCGAGACACCCTGCGAGGTCAAGCGCGTGACCAGCGGGATATTCATTTGCTCGCCGCCGGATTTCAACTCCATCCGCCGACGAATGATCGAGGTGACGTCCTCGCCCATATAGGGCGCGAACATATTTTCCCTGACCCATTCACGGTTAATCTCTTGGGTGAATTTGATCAGTTTATTGTTGGTCTGGATTGTGGAAACGGCCATCGCCGTGTTTCCTTTCTGCTATGGCCGCCATTCCACGAAGACGCGCGCGCGCTTTCGCCCAATAAAAAACCCGCCGTGCGGCGGGCGTTCAGATCGGGAACGAAAGGGCGTAGACGCCCGTCTTTGCGAGATAATGTCGGCCGGGTTTATTTGGTCGCGAAGCGGTAGAGGCTTTCGTTGCTCATATCGCCCTGATCATCGAGGCGGCCGGACGAGGCCGGTATCGAGGACAGCGAGGGCGGAAGCGAAACATTGGGCGGACGCCCGGCGGATCGCTGTTGTTGCTGGATACGTTGCAGCACCGCGGCCTGGGCTTTCGGATCGTTAACCCATTGCTCCTGCTGCTTACGCAGCCAGGCATGGGGATCAGGTCCGATCGCCTGTTGTGCGCGTGCGGTGCTGTGCCATTTGACCAGTGCGGCGTAGGGGTGTCCCGATTGCATGATCTGGTTGAAGACAAAGTCCCCCTGCGGGGTATGTCGGACCCGGGTCATGTCCTGCAGCGCGGCATTAACGGTTCGCTCGCCGAACTGCATGTTGGCCATCTCTCGGCTCATCCCGTCTTTGACCTGCAGCATGTACATTTGCCCCTCCTGACGGAGAGGGTTCATCACACGCTGGTTGAGATAGTCGTCCGGGTTGTCGAAGATGGTTTGCGGGGCTTGCTGTGCTGCTGCCGCAGCAGCCTGTTGTGCCTGCCATTGTGCCCAAGCCTGCCGGATCTGGTTGGCTTCGGCCTCGACCCGCTGGCGTCGCTCGCGCTCGTCCAGCAGTTCGCGCAGTGGCACGCGATGGTCTTCCGGCACCCGTTGCGGCTGTTGTGGGGCCGCTTGCGGGGGCTGTTGCTGGGGCGGCTGGCCTTGACGTGGCGCAAACCGTCCCTGTTCATCGCGTTCTGGTGTCGCCGGCTGTTGCGGCGTCGGCTGGGGCTGTGGGGCCGCGGCTGGTGCCGGTTCCGGTGTTGCAGGGGTAGCAGGCGTATCGCTTATGGCGTGGTCAAACAATTGTTGATCTGTCACTACAACATCAGCAACATTTTCAGGGTCTGCCATGGTCCACCTCTTTCGCCGTATCGTGGCGAGTACGAAGCCGCTCAATGTCGCTTGAGCGATGCGGATAGCAGGCCGAACGCGCGGCCTGGGCGCGTGCTTGTATCGTCAGCACCTACGAGCTTTTGTCTTAAACGGGCATCAGCCCGTAAGACGGGCGTCTCGCCCTTATGGTATGTGGGGCGGCCCGGTCATGCCCGAGAGCAGCATATTGCG